TTAGTATTCCTCCTCCAGTTTGGCAAGATACGACCTTGCATCCTCTGGGGTCATCACTCTTGTGATATTCTCTCCTTTGGTCGTAACGTCAATGTGTTCACCAAAACCCTCATTGCGTCCGAGCGTGCCAAGGATGTACCGTGTCATGCCTGAATCGGGAGGGGTTATCCACCCCACCTGCTTGCCGTTCTGTATGTCGGGGATGCCCCTGACAAGAATCCTTGCTGATGTGAGGGCTTCGTCTAAGAAGCTGCCCCTTGCATCGTCAAGCACCTGTTTGTATTCAGGGATTTTCAGCCATTCGTAGACGGTACACCGTCTTACCCCGAAAGCCCTTGCCACGGCTGAGACGTTGCCGCCTGCCTTATCCATAGCCTCTTGAAATCTCTCTAATGGTGGAGTCATATTCGTGTGTGCGCGTTATAGGTGTCTGATTCTGTTTATTGTATCATGTCTAAAATATCCTTGCCTGCGATGAACATATCGCCCTCCTTCAATCCTGCGATGTCGCAGAACATTCGCTTTTCTTCTGCATCGGCAAAGGATATGGTGATGTATGCCTGCACATTCTGCCAGTTCTCGACGGCTCGCAGCTGAGCCTCTTTTTTGGCCTCCTTGACTGCAGTTTTCTTTTCTTCGTGCGTCGGTTCGGGTTCTAAGAAGTCGTCGATGGTCTCAATGGCTGCGGGCTGCTGTGGCAGGAAGCTCTCAATCTGGGCGAGGTCGTAGGGTTCTATCCCTGCGAGCTGGTAGTCGATGTCGGGCAGGTACTCGGCAATCATTTCGTAGTCGGGGCGTGTGGAGCCCAAAGCCATGTAGGTCATTTGCTCCTTTTCCTGCTTCTCGTCGAAGTCCACGACCTCAACCTTGACAGGATAGTCACTTGTACCGTCGTACTTGTTGAGCTGGTCGAGTGCTTTCAGCCTGCGGTGTCCGTCGATGAGATTGCCCGTGCGCTCATTCCACACGATTCCGCCCAGATAGCCGAAAGTGCGGATGTTCTTTTTCTGCCCGTCCACCTGCCTGTCGGTGTGCTTTTTCGGATTGTAGGGCTGGGCGTGTAGCTGACTGCGCATCACCTCTCTTGTTTCACTCTGTTTTATCTTCATTCCTCTTGTGTTCAAACATTATTCGTTCAGCCATCGGGTACATGGCATATAATCGCTGCAAGTCTTGGGGATAGTTCGCTTCCAGCCACAGAAGATAGTTGATGTCACTTGCATCGCAGCCCGACGAGCGGGTCTTTCCTCCGTAGTCTTCTGGCCTGATGAGGCCGCGTTCTTCGATGTAATGCAATACGTCGGCATTCTTGTACTGCGAAAGAGGATAGCACTTCTTTGTTTTGAAGTTGATAGCCTCATCTTCGTAGGTTCGCAGCATTATTCGCCTGTTCATGCCGTCCGATTGTTTGAAGCCGAAGAAAGCCCACTCGATGTCGTATCGTAGGCGGATTGCATCCGTCAGGCTTTCGAGCGTATACTGCTTCTGGCGTGGGTTCTGCTTGCAGCCGAGGTAGCCTGTCTTGATGTAGGTATATACGGAGTAGTGGGGGATTTGCACGAAATGAGCGTTCTTGTATCTGTTCTGCGCCCATGTGATGTATTTGGCGATATGCTGCATATCCTTGACCGTGTACATATAGACACATACAATCTCCTTGAAGTGTGGAGCCATTAAGTCGAGGAGGGCGATGCTATCCTTGCCCGAAGCCGAGTGGAACAGCACCGCCCTGTCGGTGACGGATGCAATTCGAGAAATATGATTACCTGCCAATCTCATTGTCCGTCACCTCTCCTTTTTTAGACTACGCGACCGCCAACTCTGCGGTTGATACCTGCTCGTTGTGCGGCGGCTGTAGCTGAAGCCTGCATTCGGCCGCGCTGATATTCAGCTTTGCGCCAATACTTTGTGCGGCTTCCGTCGTTGTTCATTCTTACTGCATAAGGTTCTGGCATATCCTTTTCCTCCTGAAGTTTAATGATACTTTCTTTCCTTTTCTCTATTGCAAGTGGTTTCCCCTTGCTTTGTAGTGCTCGTTCCGAAGACCGGGCTGGATGGTTTGCCGGGTTGTCCTCCTGTCACCCCTGCTTACCGTGAATTAGTGTTTATAAGATAATCCGTTCATTTCCTCCTGTCACCTATGCCATCGTAGCCAAGCACCTTGCCGAGGGATACGATAAAGATGTCATCGCCTACCTTCGCCGTCACTTCGCTTTCAAAATCTTCGATGAAATCTTGATTGACGGTGCAAAGATAAATATCCGTAATCTCTACATCGAGCCACCAGTTCTTGTTGTAAGGGAAGAAGTGCGCCCTGTCGTAGTGTTTCAGTCCCGTCACAAGGTCAGGCTCTTTCGGGTCGTCAAACTCGCACAGACGCACAGCCCAGTGGTCGGTGAATGGCCTGTACTCTCTTACTTTCTCGCCGCTCAGTATCTGTTCGGCATAGCACTTGCGCATCGGCAAATTCAAAACTTTGTCTGTCATTTCTCCATAATCTAATTACCATTGCAAAGATACACAAATAGTAGTAGTTACGCAAGATTTCAAGTGCTTTTTTTCTGTTTTTAACTTTCCTTTTTACCTTACACAAAAAAAAGGGGTAGGTATAATTCGAATAATAAAGTGTTCCCAAGAAACGCCATCTGTCAATAATAGGGATATAAATGCTATAAGGGCTACCCTTTAACACTCTGAGTTTACCATTGAAAAGTTAAAAAAACGGTTTTTTCTCAAAAAAAGTTTTAATTTATTTGTTCTTGTATTGAGAAACTGCATATCTTTGCAAAAAGTTTAGTCAGAACTAAACGCGGTAAGAATATGACGCAGTACGAAACAGAGTTATTTGAGCTTGTAAACAATCCCGAATACACCTATTACAAGTTGCATGTAGATGGAAAATGCGACTTTGATGATTTTCTTAAAGAACTTGAAAGAAATGTGTCTGATGCAAAAAGTATGGATGCTATTATATCATATATGGATATGCTTAGTGCTCAAAAAATAACTGATAAAATCTATAATTATATACAAGGAGGAGATAGGCATGACCTTTATGAGTTTAAGAAAAACAAACTCCGTGTTTATGTTATAGACCAGAGACCAAGCATATATATCGTGATGGGAGGTTATAAGAAAAACCAAAAAAAAGATATAAAAAGACTTATTAAGAGAACAAAAGATTTTCCAAGGAAATAAACCCTAAATAATAACGACATGGATAGAAAGGACGTATTAAAATCTCCTGAATACTGGATTGCAAGAATTCAGGTTGCGCTCTACTATTGCGCAGAAAAATTTATGAGGGAAAGCGGAAAGAATAAGTCCCAACTTGCGAGACATCTTGGGTGTTCAAAAGGTTATGTCACCCAACTTCTGAATGGAGAATACGACCATAAGCTTTCAAAGATTGTCAAACTTTCATTGGCTTTCGGTTACGTTCCTGTTATTGACTTCGTTGAAGTAAACAGCTACATAGAGAGCGAATCAGTTAAATGGACGCCAGAAAAAAAGAGAGGCACAGTACCTTATAATAAAGGAATTGCTGGACAGACGTCTAACTATTCCGTTAAAGATAGTTCAACAACAAACAACTTTTATTCAGACGCAGCATGAAAGTACGAGTTAAAATGGTTAGAATTACAACGGAGCAGTTTGCAATTCTTACAGAAACGCCTGTTCTCGGTGAATATGGAGTAACCTTAACCGTTACCCCAAAACATGCTGCTGCCCAGAAGCAGATAGGTATGCTTGCGGACTTCACTTTCAAAGAAGGAGATACGCGGTTTATAGTCTTATCGGTATTCTGCGAGTTTGCCATTCTGCCAGAAGATTGGGAAGCTTGCGTCGAGGATGGAATGGTTACTATTCCAAAAGACAGTATGACATATTTCCTCGTGCAAACGGTCGGAACGGCTCGTGGAATACTCCATTGCAAGACGGAGGGTACACTTATGAATAACATTCTCCTTCCTTCTTTTGACGTGTCTAATATCTTCCAAGAAGATTACAAGTTCATGATGGAAAAACAAGAATAAAAAAAATTTCTCACTTTTTTCTTTAGAAGTCCGCTACAACCCCAAAAGTGGCGGATTTTTTCTTTTAAAGAAAAAAAGGCTTGGGAACAAAACCTCCCAAGCCCTCGGAATGACTATGCTCCCGCACTGGCATCCCCCAAAAATGAGTTAAGTACGTCAGAAATGACGCCTTACGAAATATGATATACAGAACAATTATTTATCACTGACGGCGGATGACGTGCTCCTCACAGGTATTTTTTATAACAATCTCGGTTCAAGTTCTTCAATCGCGTACATGACGCGCGGATTATTGGGGTCGATGACCTTCCGCGCCGATATGCTGATACATAAATTGTCGTTGCTGATGGCACCGACGTACTGCATACAGTCGAGAACCGTTTTCAGGGAGTTGTCTATGTCGTAGCTCCACGTGGATTCATACACAACCGCGTGAAGGTTGAACGGCCTGCTGATGTGCCTGTCCTTGTATATCTGGCACTGCTGGGCGAAGCTCCGCTCGTAGTCCCTGACACGTTCGTCCTTGATTATCCTGCGCCCTCCCGCCGAATCTGGAACGGCTAAATAAAGATTAGCCTTGCTGGGCACCTGCCCTCTGATGGTTTCCCATTGTAAGTCTGTCCGAAATTCTTTTTCCGCCATTGTTATCCTGTTTTAATCTCCTTTATCTCAAATCCCGCCTTTATTGAATTAGCCTCGAACTTCTTGTTCCGATTGGTCTGCTTGTCGTAAAAAAGTATGAACCTTTCTGTGATATAGTCGCCGGGTATATATCCCCATTCCTTTTTGGCTTTCCACCTGCGTTTTATCTCTCGTTTGGTGTATATCTTGCACGGCAGATGGTAAGTAGTCCGTCTTGGAAGACACCATTTGTCACGCAGCCGCTCGCTCCTGATAATCCCATGTTGAATGTCAGAAAGGCGTTTCCGCAGCGCTTGTCTGTCCTTGGCTATACCGTAACGCTTGGCGATGCGCAAGACGCTCTGAAATGAACATCCCATCAACGCTGCAAGTGTGTGTGTGGAGGTGTCGGGGTAGTACCTCCGCAACCATTCAGCCTGCGCTTCCGTTAGGACGTAGGGCGTGCCGAGGGCTTTGCTTTTCGACAACGTGTCGGGGAATGGTTCTATCTTCATATTTTTCTCAATTTCTTTAGAATGGTTCTTCTTCGTCTATACTGGTGGTCTTTTCAAGCCTTGGGATGGTTGTCAGCTCATAGAAATGTGTGGTCGGGGCATCGTAGCCGCAAATGAAGGAACCATAGCCTATATTTCTTCCCTTTGCGATTGTGATTTGTGCCGTGCCTTTAGGGTCTATATTGGAGTAATCGCCACTGTATTTTTTTCTGTAGACTTCGGGGCGATAGATGAGCAGCACCACATCCGCAGCCTCAGCTATCTGCCCAGAGCCCCTTAATCTGTCAAGTTTCGGCTCGGTGGTGTCCTTGCTGCGTGCAAGCTGTGAGAGTAGAACAACACAAATACCCAGTTCCTTTGCCAAATTTTTTAGCCGTCGGGCGACCGTACCGAAAAACTGCTCCTCCGTCTGGCCTTTTTCTTTGCCGTTTGTCTGTAGTATCTGGAGATAATCGATGAAGGCCACCTTGACGTCCTTTCTGCGAGCCATTGTGCGGATGCTTGCAATGATACGCTCGACAGAGATGGTAGAACGTTCATCGAAGAAGATTGGCAAATCCATGAGCCTGCCGAGTGCCTCATCGTATTGCCTTAGTTGGTTATCGGTGAGTGGGGACTGCATTATGGTTCGACAACTTATGCCGCTTTCGCTGGCTGCCATCCTTGCTGCGAGCTGGTTACTCATCATCTCCAAGGAATAGAAGGCCGCTTCGTACCCTCTCTTAGCCGCGTTAATACACATATCGAGTGCAAGCGAAGTCTTACCCTGTGAGAACTCTGCCGCCACTACAACCAAATCGGTAGGCCATAGCCCGCCCTTGTTATCGAGATACTGAAAGCCTGTAGGAATCCCCCTTTTCACGTTGCCTGAAAGGTTGGCCTTCACAATTTCATCAAGTGAGGCCAGCGCATCCTTTGTCGTGACAATGCTCGTCTGCGGCATTTCATCGGTTTTCTGGAGTTCCTCGATGGCTAATGAGCGTATCACTGCTGTTTCTCCAACTTCGGAGGTGCCAGAGGTCATGAGTTTAACGCCTATCTGCCACATGCGCCTTCTGGTATATAGGTCAGCCAGTCGGGAACAATTAGCACGGAAAGTTATGTCCGTTATGGCTGCGGCGGCTATCTGCGCAAGCTGGTACTGTTCTATGACTTCCTCTGCGGGGTGACTTTGCAGGTAGGCATTGACAGCTACCAGATTAGGGACGTTGCCTTCTTTCCCCACTCCAGCCACTGCGTTGTAAATAATCTTATAACGCTGAAAGTAAAACACGTCAGCACTAAGAAGGTCTGCACTGTCATTGTAGGCATTGGCATTCGTGAGAAGGACGCTGATGACTTCCCTCTCGCACTGTTCGTCGTGTATGAGTTGCTTATCCTCCATTCTCGAATCGATTAATTTGCCAGCGTCTAAGCCTTCTTGGGGTTTCCCACGTTTTCTCTTTTTCGAACCTCATCTTACCATTTCTGTCTTGTTCAGTCCAATAGCTAAAGAACGTGTTGCAGTGCTCGGCACCGTATTTGGGTACAAACGGCTCGATTCCTTCTTTAAAGGCCTTCTTTCTTAATTCTATGTTTGTTTGCAAAGAAAGCTCGTCTTTCTTTGGATACATACATGTATCTTTCTTTATATCTACGTTAGTAGATACATTATCATTATCATTTATATAAATGGGGTCGGTTAGTTCTTGGTTAGTTTTTGGTTGGTTCTCGGTTAGTTCTTGGTTAGTTCTTTTCCCTTTGCCCCGTCTTCCATTGGGGTTGTTTCTGTTCCCTATAGGGGGGCCTCCATGACATCCGTTATTCCAGCGCACCCAGTCTGCTATTAGCTGCGGTTGTATAAGTGGCCAGATAATTCCGCCGTAACTCCCTAATTCTGGTTCTGTGCCGTCAAGCGCAAAGGCTACGATTGCCTTGTATATTCCTAACTGCTCTTCTATGGGACATTTGGCTATTGCCTCGGCGAAGCCCCGATAGAAGACGAAGGATTTGCGTTCTTTAGTGCTGATTTCTTGACCCATACGTTTCCATAAGCTCCTAATTTTTAATTCCCAACTTTGCCGAAAACAATGAGGTCGGCAAGTTCTTCAACTTCTCTCTCTTCCTTGCTTAATGGCTTTGGTTGAGGCTTTTGCGCATCGGCTCGGAAGTACTCATCCATCTGCTGCTGGCCGAAGGTGCGGCACAACGAACGATAGAGAGACTGGGACATGTTGCCTTTCTCCAGCTCACGTTGGTTACATCCCACACCGTAGTATCGCTGCACGTCGCGCCATGTTATCCATCCCATGCGGCCGCGCCCGACGCCAAATCGTTCGTCGATAAACCTATTGCAGTTGAATCCTGTCTTCTCGTTGAACATATTTTACCTCCTTTCTTTCAGCAGATTGACGCGAGCGCATCTATCTCTTCGTCAGTCATTGCGTTTGTTCTATTTTTGTTTGGTTGGCGTGATTGTGCGGCCTCCCACTTAGTATAGGCTTCATGCAAGTCGCGGCAGCTGTCCAGTATCTGCTTATTGGGGGTGTCATCCGCCCAACCGGGGAAGAAAGCCTGCTGGAGCAAGTCTTGCTGTTCATCTGTCAATTTTCCGCTCCGTTTGAGGAGGTCTGCATAGAATTTGTTAAGTTTTTCCATTTTTTTCTGTAAATTACTGTAAATAAACTTTTTTGCCCGTCATTGTCTCTAATCGGACAATAAGGTCTTGTGCACCCCACGAGAATATGGAGCGCATTGTTTCTACATCTTCTCGGCGATAATAAGTGTATCGACTTATTCTCTCGCCGTAGATGCCCAAACGTTCGGCATATTTGCGGAAGGTAGATAGTGCGACACCTACCTCATCCACAGCCTCGGCGAAAGTGAGATAATCAGGGCTTTCTTTGTACGGATTTTCTCGTTTCATTTAGTGATAAGTATTTAATTATTAAACATTTTTACCATTTTAGGGATGACTTTACGCACTATGTTTATGCAGTCATCTATTACTTCGCAGTTATCTGCAGCTGCATCCGCGTCCTCCTTAAACTGCTCTCCATTGTAGTCAGCCGATTCATAGTTTTTTATGGCCTCATTGACGTGGATGGCAAGATGGTGCGCATAGCTCTTAATCAGCTCGAGTGCCCCGAGCAGCATTGCCACATCAACGGTTGTAAGTAGTTCTTTTTCTTCCATTACTTTTTTGATTTATTTTTGTTTATTTCTTCCTCTTCGTAGTAAACGCGACCGCCGATGTGCCTCTGGTGTAGGATACCCGCCTTGGCGTACATGTCAAGGGTCGGCAGGCTTATGCCCAGCATCTTCGCCGCGTCCTTCCGCTTGATAAGCACTGGCGGCTTGCTGCGCACCCTGTCATAGAACTCGGCCATCCTCCGTTCAACGGCCTTGTTGACCATCGCCTCTATATCATCAAGCGTGGCGTTCTGGATTAAAACGGCATTTTCTGTTGTGTACATATTGTCCTTTATTGGTTTTTCGATGCAAATATATGCCATATTATTTTAGTCGCCAAATTTTTTTGAATTTTTTTCTGAAAAATTTTCAAATTCGTACCTTTGTATGACGAAATAACGAAAAAATATATTTATTCATTAAATACATCAAAAATCAAGGCAAAATAAAAGCGGAAAGACAAAAGCCCTTCCGCTCCACTTAAATCAAAAAATTATTTCTTAAGTAGTATATCGGTCAGCTCTGCTATTCTCGCATTGAGCCTCTCTATTTCTTCATGCTGGCTCTTTACGACCTCGGACAGCGTGATAATATCGACCGATGGGCGGGACTGCGGTTGCCTGCGCCTCGGATTACCAAGAATATTTTTCAAAGGGTTCTCTGCGACATATTGTTTTACGTCATCCTCGCCATACTTTTCAACAAGTTTTTTGTACTGGAAATCGTCCAAGTCCAGATGCATCTTTTCCATCCTGCTCACGGTGCTTTGAGTTACGCCGAGAAGTCCCGCAAGTGTATCCTGATGCATTTTGGGGTCCCCAGTCCGAAAATCTTTATGGTTCGCCCTGAAGTCTTTTAATCTTACATATACGCTCATACTCAATTATTCTAAGGGTTTCTGTATCTTATTATGCTTCAATTTTCACGTTAAGAGGCTTCCCGCAATGCGGACAGACAAGGCTTTCGGCGGGGGATGCGTCCACGTCACGCACCAGCTCGCTCACGGGGATTCCCAGAACCTTTGCGATGTCTTGCAGTTTGGAAAGGGTCGGATTTCCTGAGACGTACTGCGTCATGGTGCTCTTTGTAACTCCCAGCTCATTGGCAACCTTTTCAAGAGTGAAGCCATGCTCACGGATTACCTTCTTTATATCTACCATAGTTTCATTATATACTTATCTGTTTTGGGCGCAAAGATAGTGTTTCGTTATTAAACACACAACTTTTTGTGCGGGAAAAATACGTTTTTAACCATATTTCTTTGAAAAAGGTTTGTTTTTATGCTTACTTTGTTAATAATAATTAAAAATACGCCTAAAAACGTACTTTTTTATTCTATTGTTTGGCAAAATACGTTTTTATACTTACCTTTGCAATGTCAAAAGTTAAGTTTCACATCAAAAATTCAGAATTATGGTACAGAACAAGAAAAACCTCAACGAACAAGTAGCTGACGTGATGAGCAGCGCCATGAGCAACCGCATGAAGCAGAACGAGCTTCTGAAGCTCGGTATCACCTCAGACGAAATTTATCTGCTTTTGCACACTAAGGCATGGCAGGCATCGGGCTTTGACATTCGCCGTTTGACGTTCGGCGTTGAGATTGAGTGCTACAACGTCCTACGTGAAGAGCTAATCGGCACCGCTTCGGCCAACGGCCTGCAGGTGCGCAGCGAGGGCTACAACCACGACGACAGCGAGCATTTTTATAGAATTGTACGCGACGGCAGTCTGACAGGCGATAACAGCCAAGAGGTCGTCAGCCCTATCCTGAACGGCGAGAGGGGCTTTGACAGCCTCAGAACGCTTTGCGACGCGCTCGCCTCTGTCGGCGCACGGGTAAACAGGTCTTGCGGCCTGCACGTTCATATCGGCGCGGCAAACATGAGCGACGCACATTATATCAGAGTATTCAAGAACTATCAAGCCATCGAGAAGGCCATCGACACCTTCATGGCTCCGAGCCGTCGGGGCAATAATAACGGCTATTCAAAAACTCTGCAGGGCGTCAGCTTTTCTGCCTGCTCTACAAAAAGAGACGTTGCCGCGGTTTTGGGCTTTGACCGCTACCGCAAAGTGAACGCTGAGGCTTACGGCCGCCATCAGACAATAGAGTTCCGCCAGCATCAAGGCTCAACCGATTATGAAAAGATTAGCCACTGGGTGCGCTTTCTTGCCAAATTGGTAGAATACTCTTTCAAGCATGACTGCCCTTCCTGCTCCATGATTGAAGAGATACCCTTTCTCTCAGACGAAGAAAAGAGTTTCTTCACCGCCCGCCGTGCCGCCCTCAATTAAGAGGGCGTACGGTGCGCTTTATTTCACGCACACGCCCTTTAAGGCTAAAAGGTGATTAGTGCGCCGCTTTCGGTTCAAGCCTCAGCACGCGCGCTTAAAATCGGCAAATTTTTGATGTGACAATTTCGGGGCTGTTTCGCATTGATGCGCGACAGTCTTTTTTTCCCCTATCCGCTGGCAAGTCCGCCCCGTCGGAAAGAGGATGTATTTGCAGGTACAAAAAAAGTATTTGATGACTAAATAGGATATGCGGAAAGAACAAGAAGGGCTTTCTGTTCTGTGTTAATTGTTAAAAAACGCAGACAGGAACAAAAAAGTTTCTCTTTTGTTTGGTGATAAGAAACATTTTCGTTACCTTTGCAGAAAGAAAGAGAAAAATGAGAGTAATATCGTTTGCTGCAATACGTGATTTCATTGCCAAACACGCCGATGCGGAAAAGCCACTGAAGGACTGGTACAAGGAGGTAACAAGGGCTTACTGGAGCAATTTTTCCGACATAAAGAAGACGTTCAATTCCGTGGACTACGTAGGTAACGACCGCTATGTGTTCGACATCAAGGGCAACACCTACCGCATTGTAACGATAGTACTTTTCATCAACCAGAAGGTGTATATCCGCTTTGTCGGCACACATGAAGAGTATGACAGAATCAAGGACATAAAAAACATTTAGGCTATGGCACAGATAAAGACAGAGGAACAGTACAAGGCGGCATGTGACCGCATCAACGAGCTGTTGAAGGTTGTCAGCAACGAGACTCCCGCTGGCGACAAGAACCTGTTGGAACTGGATTTTATTTCCGACCTTGTGGCCGACTATGAGGAACTGCACTTTCCCGTCGTCAGCAAGGAGGAGATGGAACAGGAGAAGATGTCGTTCCAGAAACTTTTCGACACGTTCCCTTTCCTCAATGCGTCTGCCTTTGCCGAGTGGATAGGCATCAACCCCTCGCTGATGCGTAAGTACAAGGCTGGGTTGTCCGTTCCACAGGGGAAGAACCGCGAGCTGATACAGAGAGGACTGCAAAATGTTGCTGAACGGCTGGAGGAAGTAAGGGTGTGAATCACTCTGAGCATTTCGTGTAAAAGAACGTTTGAGCCGCTTGCCTGAAAGGGACGGGCGGCTCTTTTAATGCACAATAAAAGCCACCCCAAGGGATGGCTCCGCGCATCGCTGCGCTCCACTTGAATTGTTTTGCGTATGGGTTGTTAAGTGGTTTTTGTCTCTGAATCCTCTACCAGCCTTAGCCTTGCTCCACATTTGGGGCAGACGAAGGATGAATGGGCTGTGTCCGTTTCAATCTCATCGCGGAAGAAGTCGCCGACCTTGCAGCCGATAACGTCTGCTATCCCTTGCAGGGTGGCAATAGTGGGGTTGTTGTTTATGCTCTTGGATAGCGCACCCTTTGTGATGGGGTTGTGCTGTCCGTTCTTATCCTTCCATTCCGCCGCCACCTTTTCGAGCGTATAGCCGTGAGACCTGATGACTGTTTTTATATCCATTCCTGTAGTTTTACTTTAATTCAACCGCAAAGATACGGCGTATATCCCAAATCACCAAACTATTTTGTATAAGTTTTATTAAAAGTGCTATTTGTTAAGATATGTTTTCAATTAAACGTAAACACGTTGGGGAGTGTTAAAAGTTGTATTAAAAGAAAACTTTTTTGCGGGAATACTTGCATGGTTTACGTTTGAGTATTACCTTCGCATCGTCAATAAGACAATAAACCGTTTAGCAGTTGCGCCCGACACGAACAAGGGCACACGTTTATGAGTACATCATTTAAGAATCAAATGAGCGAGATTATGAAGGCCGCATGGGTCTTTGTCCGTCAGAACGGCTTTAGCATGGCAGAGGCTCTGCGCTGCGCATGGTGCAATTATAAAGTACGCGCCGCAATGTACCTGCGTATCGTGAAGTTTTACTTTCTCAAAGTCGATGGTACAACACGCGAAGCCTACGGCACCCTGAAAAGCGGCATCGTTCCAGAGACGAAAGACAGCGGCCGCAAGCCCAGCCCCAGCGTACAGGTTTATTTCGACACTGAGAAAACCGAATGGCGCTGCTTCAAGAAAGCAAACCTTTTGCGCATGGCATAAATAAACAAATGAGCGCACACAGGGCGAGACGTGAAGCATTACCCCCTACAAGGCGAGATAGGTGTGCGCCCCTTATGTATAACCCTAAAAATTTACCGACATGAATATCTTTGAAACCATCGCAATAGTTTTCCTTTGTCTTTTCGCCCTCTTTAGTTTTGCCGTTGCCATCATCTTCGGTGCATGGTGGCACATCGGTACGGGGGCAATGACAGCCACGCTCGCAATGGCAATGTACGAAGAAGACAAACCCGAATAAATCCCATCAATATGAGTACGACAATCGCAAGGCGCAAAACAAAGCGCAGATTCCAGATAGCGCACAACGGCACTATCTATGACATGGGGCAGGTTATCCCCAGCGTGGCGATTAAGAAGGCGCACCTCATCGTGCGTGACTTCCTGATGACCGAATGGCGGCGTACCAACATGAACCTTGAAACGTCCGCAAGCATTATGGCCGACGGCTCACAGGTGGCCAGCGTGTACGGCTTTCACAAAGACATGACAATCCGAATTATTCACCAATAAGAAACAAAACAATGGACGAACTGATTAAAAGTTACACGAAAGCCTTTTCAACGGCATCCGTATTGTTAGACAAAATGCAGCGCATCTATTCCGCGCTCTCAGACGTTTCAACCGAAGAAGATACCAGAGAAAAAGCTGGCACCATCCTCGCCGATGTGGTAAGCCTCAGCGGCCTTGCCACCCTTCTGCTAATCGACATTAACGAGATTATCAAATCGGGCGAGTAGCATCACCAACTTATAAACGTGTTTCTGGAGCCGTTAAGAGTGTGCCAACACTTTTGGCGGCTTTTCTATTTCGTGCCGTTCCAGTGCTTCATCAACAGCTTGGCGTGTTCCTGCGGCGTGACCTTAATGTATTTGAGAAACGCTGCCTCGGTTTTGTGGCCAGTAATCTGCATGATACTGATTGAAGGGAAGCCTGACTTGTAAAGATTGGTGGCGAAAGACCTGCGCCCGGTATGGGAAGAAACAAGCTGCCATTTTTCGTACTTGGTCGTAATCTTCTTGCCTCCCTTGGTGATGGACTTCAACACGCTGTCACAGATTCCCGCCTCCTTGCAGACCTCTTTGATGTGGTCGTTAAACTTCTGGTTGCTGATGGTGAGGGGGATTCCGTCATAACGCTCCCATATTTCCCTGAATACAGGATGAATCGGGATGGTAACGTAGTTGTTTGTCTTTTGCTGCTGAATGACGATGAAGTCACCCTGAATGTGCTCGGGACGCAAGCGGATAACGTCAGAGAAGCGAAGCCCCGTCCAGCAGCCTAAAAGGAATAGGTCGCGGATTTCCGCAAGATGCGGATTAAAAGAGAGGTCGCATGTTCTTATCTTCTCCAGTTCATCCTCCGTCAGGGCAACTGCCTCGGTTTCCTCTTTGGCATTCTTGTAATACCGCCATCTTTCATTATCCGTCAGGCCGCGCTCGACCGCTGCCTTCATAACAGACCTTATGGCCACGACCTTGTGCCAAATGGTGTTTGTTGAAAGGTTGAGGCTCTGGAGGAATCCGACAAAGGAGGTTAATAATCCTTGGTCTATATCCGCGAAGTCAAGGAGTACTCTGTTCTTCTTTTCATATTGCTGGATATATTCGTATGTACGCGCATATTCCCTCTTTGTCTTATAGGTTATGTTCTGCCCGCCCCTTCTGCCGTTCATCCTTGTGTCGCATTCGTTGATGTACGCCTCAAAGAACTGGTGGAAATCCGCAGAGTCCGCCTGACCCTTGCCGAAATGGGAATCAAGCAAGTCTTTCAGCCTGTCTTTTGTCACGACCCTGCCTTCACGGGCAGAATCCGTCATGAAGGTTTCCATCTTCGCGGATATGGAAGCTATCGCCGCGTTCACTTCATCTGTATAGGGACAATACTTGCTTGACTTCACTCGCTGCCGCTCTGCATCCCAGAAAATCGCCTCCGTCTTTAAGGGGAGAGCGTACAGCAGTTTTTCATTGCGACCGAAACGATAGGAGACGTAGATGGCTTGGGGTTGTTCATCCTCTGGCCTCCTTATCAAAAACCTGATGTTTGCCAT